TTTTCGTCAAAGAAGCGGACCTGTAAAAAACTGCTTGACACACCCTCTTGGTATTGGTTTAGAATTAGAAAACCATCAACCAAGAGGAGTGTTAAATTGGATTCCCCCCGTATCAAAGCCGCCAAGAACGGCGAGCGCAAGTACACCGGTAAGCCCTGCAAAGCCTGCGGCGAGACACTGAGGTACACCATCAACGCGGCCTGCGTTGCATGCACCAACAAAGCCAAAGTCAAAAGCGATGACACCATCAGGTCATTGCTCGACCAGGCCAAGGCAGGTGCGTGATGCACTTCTACTCATTCAACATCGGCGACTATGCCAGCCACACGCGTCACCTGACGCCAATGGAAGACCTGGCCTACCGTCGTCTGCTTGACCTTTACTACCTACACGAACAACCGTTGAACGAGCGTTCAACGACCGTTGCACGGGCAATCAACATGCGCGAGCATGAGGCTGAAGTTGTGTCCGTTCTCGAAGAATTTTTTGAACTCGTGGATGGTACTGGATGGGTCAATCGCAGGGCTGACGAAGAGATCGCGAAGTACCACAACAGGCTAGAAGCCGCATCCAGAGCGGGAAAAGCATCTGCCGAACGACGGTCCAACGCCCGTTCAACGGATGTGCAACCAAACAAGAAACAAGAAACAGTAAACATAAAACAAGAAACAAAGATAAATACAAGGGACAAGCCCTTGTCCTGTCCTGATGGCGTAGCACTTGATGTTTGGGATGGATTCCTGAAAGTCAGGAAAGCCAAGAAGGCACCAGTCACAGCAACAGCAATTGCAGGCATCGAGCGTGAAGCACGCAAAGCAGGCTGGTCACTGAATGCGGCATTGAGCGAATGCTGTACCAGGGGATGGGCAGGATTCAAAGCCGACTGGGTCAAAGACGAAGCGGCAAAAAAAATGAGTCATAACGACGCATCGAAACTCGCGGCGGCGCGAGCAATTTTTGGAGATGAAAGGAACCTTAATCATGGACAACTCAACACTATCGACATCACCCCAACCCAGACGATTACCGGACTCTTGGGTGCAGAGGATTTTTACGACGATGCAGGGCCACTACGGGACGAGATTTCTAAACATGTGGAAGACGGGTCAGACTTTACCTGATGGACGCGACGCTGGAATCGTCAACGCCATGGAGCACTGGGCAGAAAAACTCGGTGGCTACAAAGATCACCCGGAGACGATCAAGCGTGCGCTTGAACAATTGCCAGTTGAGCCTCCATCGTTGCCGCAATTTATGGAACACCTGCGGCATTCGTATGTCGAGCCACCTGTACTCAGAATTGAAAAGCAGTGGACCGCTGAAGAACTTGAAGAAAACAAAAGGCGAGCCGCTGAATGCATGGCAAAAATAAAGCATATGTGGAGTCAACCAAAAGCAAACGATGTAAAAAAAGGAGGCAGTGATGCAAGCAATTAAGGCACTTGGAATTGGAATTTTTTTAATCCTGGCATTCGTGTTTGTCAGTGAGATGGACTACCAAGACGCAATCAAAGAAGAACAGCACTACTGCGACATGGTTCGCGAAGGCCATTGGCCAGCATACAAACCAGAGATCGACTGCAAGCGAATTGATCAAGAGCACATGGTGAGAGGGATCAAGTTATGAGCAACATCGACAAAGCCGCAGAACACCTTGGTGCTGGCGCACTCAAGATGATCAAACTCATTTTGCAAAAGCACGACGCCGCAGTGATTGAGGCCAGCATGGAAGCGATCGAGCAGGCACGCAAAGAAGAGCGAGAAAAAGTTGCGAAATGGATGATTGAAAGAGCGTATTCAACAGGACATGGTGACACCATAGAAGATTTATTGCGTGAGTTTCAATGGCAACTTGATGAGCGATACCAATCCGCAATGATGTTTTATCGCAAAGACATGAAAGAGTCTTGCGAGCGCGTAGCAGGCATTGCATTACTTGGTTCAGATAAACAATTGGCTGATCGTGTTGTGAAAGCAATCAAGGAAATAAAAATCGTATGAAAAAGCGAAGCAAGTACAGGCCAAAACCAGTGGCTGTATTGCCAAGAATTTTTCGTCACTCCAAAGAAGCGGACATCGATTTGCAATTGGTCCCACACCAGGAGTTGGAGAAATTCAAAACTGGTGAGGCCGATGAGTACACATGGAACACCGTGTGCTTTCGATTGAACTGGGGCTATGTGATGTCAGGCGATCACTTCGATTCAACCGAAGCACGCGAACTGATGGAGACATCACTTGCGGCGATACGGTCAGTCAAAACCAGGCACGAAAAAACAGGGCGATGGGGAACTACTGGCGAAGAGTTCAACATCATTGGACAAGCATTGAATTTGACGGATGACATGCAGATGAACACAACAAGAAAACAGCAGGACGAATCACTCAACACATTGATGAGATTGAATGAACTCAAAATCAAAGGTGCGCTATGACATACGGGAACGCGGCACAGAATTACCAAGACAGGCAGGGCGTCGGCGTCAACATTGGCGAAGAGATCTTCGAGCAGTGGTGTCATCGCAATGGATGGAACTGCACGCGCCTTGGTTTTGATGAGAAGTTTGCCAATGTCGGTGCGTTCTACAACTTGAACCCAGTGCTACGCAACATGCCGGACTATGTGATCCAGCGCGACGAGAAAACATTTGCAGTGAATGTGAAGGGCACTCCCAACATCAAAGAAAAAGAGCGCCTGCTGTTGCCTCAATTGATCGATGCCTACTCATCAGAAAAAGCGCCGCTGATCTACATCTTCTGCATCCGTGGTGATCGCATCAGGTTTGCTGAAGCAGAACACATCATTGAACTGTATGACATCGAGACAGACAAACAGTGGCACGACGGCGTTGTATATCGAACGATTAAATTGGAATATGTGAGGTAATCATGGCTGAAGCATTGATGAATCTTGGAATACTGCTGATCGGTATCGGCATGGGCGTCTTGATTGTTGGCGCAATAATTTATTTTTTCTTGGAGAATGACAAATGAAATTTGCACGAGTGTTTGATGTGGCACGCTATGGCCAGATCGTGATGATCAAAAAACAAAGCGATGAGGGTGCGCCTGAGTTGCGATTCTTTTGCCAGCCTGAAGGCTTTGGTGTGTGCTCATTTGCCATTGGTTGGAACGATGACGAAGGCGTCGAGCAAAAACTCGATGAGGCTTTTGAGCGCATGGTCATGCGTGAAGCCATCGAGATCTGCGACGGTTACTTCAAACATATGGCCGCATCGGCCAACAAGCATTGAGCCGCGACAAATACGAGATCGATGTCACGCTCCACGATGGGCGTGTTGTCGGCTCATGGTCAAAGGAATGGATGATGGAGTGCGAGGCTAGGCACTTGCTCACCATGCCACTGTGGAAGCGCAGAGATGAACTTGAAGAGCGAGAAAAAAAACGAGGGGCTAAATCTGTAGAACAACTCAAGGCTGTGATGGCCTCGATACACGCAACGAGAAAAAAATGACGGCAAGAGAACAAGCAAAACGAATTTTGGACATGACTCGAGAGGGTTGGAACATACACCCACAACGAATAAATTGGGCGCTCGAAATAACCGGCGACATCGTTGCGGAAAATTCAATGATGATGCAAAATCATCAAAGTGCAATTTCGCACAACACAGGAGATGATCATGGGATACGGCAAAGACAAAGGCAAGAAACCTCCGAAGCGTTAAGCGGTGCCTGATGGATTGAGATGAAGGGAAAAAGGCGCGTGCATTTCGTGGCAGTCAACGAGCAGGGATACCGAATTGGGGCGTCCCATCATAATGCCCGCCTCCCAGATGATGTGATCGACAAAATCCGAGACATGCACGAAGACGAAGAAGTAGGCTATCGCAAGTTGGCCAAGATCTTCAACATACCACTGAGCACCATCAAAAAAATCTGCAAGTACGAGCGACGAGCACAAACCCCAGATAGATGGAAAAAGATCATCGATGACAAAGAAGACTGAAAAGCGACCACCAGGCAGGCCAGCAGAGCCAGTTCCACAGGACAAAGCCGACGAGATCTGCGAATGGATCACGACCGGGAAAACCCTGCGTCAATGGTGCCGCGACAACGGCATCCACTACTCGACTGTGTACCTTTGGATGGGGAAAGACAAGGAGTTTGCTCAACGCTTCGCGCAGGCGCGTGAGATCGGCCATGACTGCATTGCCGACGACGCACTCGAGATCATCGACACAGCGCCGCTGATGACTGGTGGCGACAATCCCAAGTACGACAGCGCCCATGTGGCGTGGCTTCGCAACCGGGCAGAGTACCGGCTCAAACTGTTGGCCAAGTGGAACCCGAAGAAGTATGGCGACCGCACCACCCTGGCCGGTGACCCTGACAACCCACTGATGGAGCCGATGGACGACACCCAGCGTGCGGCCAAACTCCAAGCGATCCTGGCCACAGCGCAGGCGCGGAAAGCCAAGAATGGCGGCGGCGTTTGATCCAGCCCTGCTCGCGTATCTGACTGACGAAGAACGCGCAGAACTCGACTCCCTGCTGACCAGCGACAAAACGATCTGGCGTCCATTGCCTGGGCCGCAAACCATGGCCTTTGAAAGCCAAGCCGACATCATTGGCTACGGCGGCGCGGCGGGCGGCGGCAAGACTGACCTGGCCTGCGGCAAGAGCCTGACACAGCACCGCAAGATCGGCATTTTCCGATTGAACGGCACCGAGTTGACCGGCGTGCTGGACCGCATCACCGAACTGCTTGGTGGCCGCAATGGCTACAACGGCAAGGACAACATCTGGCGCACCAGGCGAGCCGATGGCGTACAGATCCAGGTAGAGTTCGGTTCGTTCCCAAATCCAGACGATGAGAAGAAGTACCAAGGCCGACCGCATGACCTGCTGGTCTTTGACGAAGCGGCCAACATGCGCGAGTCAGCCGTGCGCTTCCTGCTTGGCTGGTTGCGTACCACGGTGCCTGGCCAGAGATGCCAGGCCTTGCTGACATTCAACCCACCAACAACAGCCGAGGGCCGCTGGATCATCCAGTTCTTTGCGCCCTGGCTGGACAAGAAACACCCGAACCCGGCAGAGCCTGGCGAGTTGCGATGGTTTGCAACTGTCGACGGCAAAGATGTCGAGGTCGAGTCTGGCGAGGAGTTCGAGCACAACGGGGAAAAAATCAAGCCACTGTCCCGGACCTTCATTCCGTCACGAATCAGTGATAACCCTTACTTGATGGGAACCGGCTACATGGCACAACTGCAATCATTACCCGAGCCACTGCGCTCACAGATGCTCTATGGCGACTTCCAGGCAGGCATGGAGGACGATCCCTGGCAGGTGGTGCCAACGGCCTGGGCAGAGGCCGCTATGGCCCGCTGGAAGCGTCCTGACAAACTCCTGCCGATGGACAGCCTGGGCGTCGATGTGGCCCGAGGCGGCAAAGACAACACGATCCTGGCCAGGCGGCACGGCATGTGGTTCGATGAACCGCTGGCATACCCTGGAACGCAGACACCGGACGGCCCGACAAGTGCTGGCTTGGTGGTGTCAGCCATCCGCGACCGCGCACCGATCCACATCGATGTGATTGGCGTCGGCTCGAGTCCGTACGATTTCCTGAACGAAATGGGCCAGCAGGTGCTGGGCGTCAATGTGGCCGAGGCCGCGCTGGGCATGGACAAAAGCGGGCGCTTGCGATTCAAGAACCAAC